TGGGCTGCGACAGCCGCGAAATCATCCAAGGTCGCGAGCAATTCATGCCCGGCATGATCGACCTAGTCGCAGCGTCGACGCAGAAAGAATGGACCGCTCTCATTATCGCTCGCGCGCAGCCGCCCATTGGGCGCCGGGCCGCAGCGGCGCTGGTGTTCGAAGATGCGTGGTCCGAGTTCCTTGAAGCTTATTTCGAGGAAGACTTTGAGGACGCCGCCTGATGGTGGCCGCCCGCACTCTTCGCCGGTTCGAGACGTCGCACGGTCGCGGTCGCATGGGCCAGATCGTCCTCGGCCAGCTGGACCCGGCCTATCGCTACGGGCGCACGCTCTTCCCGAGCCGCGTGTTCGATCCCGATGAGGTTCAGCGCGTCCTGAAGGACGGACAGCAGAGCCGCAAGATCGGCAAGTTCGTGACCAAGGGCAAGCTCAAGGGCTTTCCGATCTTCACGCTCACTCTGGAAGAGCGCGCAACATGCCCGCGCAGCTGCAAGGCCTGGGCCTTCTGCTTCGGCAACAACATGCAGGCCGCCGAGCGGATCGTCGCCGGCGAAGCATTGGAAGCGCGGCTGTGGGAAGAGCTTGCCGACCTCCAAGCGCGGCATCCCGGCGGCTTCCTCGTCCGACTTCATGTCCTGGGCGACTTCTACTCGGAGCGCTACGTCCAGCTGTGGCACGAAGCGATGGAGGCTTACCCGGCGCTGCATATCTTCGGCTACACGGCGCGCGACCCCAAGAGCGACATCGGCCAGGTCGTTTGCGAGATGCTCGGCGTATGGCCAGAGCGCTTCCACGTCCGGTTCAGCGGATGGAACGGCCCGCGCAATGGCGCGGTCGTCGTCAACAGCGCCGACGAGACGAACCACATCGTCTGTCCCGCGCAAACTGGAAAGACCGATTGCTGCGCGACCTGTGCCTTCTGCTGGCATAGCGACCGCACAATCGCGTTCCTCAAGCACTGATGCGCCGCTTCTTCAACCGCCCGCGCCCCGGCCGCACCGACGGACCCAAGGCGCTGCGTCGCGCACGCAAGTTGCTGCTGGAGGCGCGGCATCTGAACAACCTTACCGCCGAAAGCCTGGCGCGCGGCTGTGGCCTGCATGAGGCGACCGCGGCGAAGCTGATCGATGAAGAGGCTCGGCGGAGGGCGGGGCGGTGAGCCTCTTTGATCCGTGGACCGACGCGCCGAGCGTGGCGGCATTTCTCGACCGCCATCACTACCTCGGCGCGCTGCGGCGCGGAACCGCGTATCAAGACGAATTCGGCGTGATCGTCGTGAGCAACCCGACGGCGCGCAACCTGCCTCGCGACTGGCTCGAGCTGGCGCGCTGGTGCATCGTCTCCGAAACGAAGAATGCAGGCAGCCGCCAATGGGCTCATTTCGTTCGGGCTTGCCGCGAACGCTTTCCTGACGCCACAACCATCGTCTCCTATAGCGACCCCTCGGCGGGCCATACAGGCGCGCTCTACCGTGCCTGCAATTGGCATTGGGCGCCGACCTGGCATCGGCTTCGTCCGCCTCCGAGCGGCAATGGGTCATGGACGGCGGGCAAGCCGCAGAGTGTCAAGGACCGCTGGATATTCCCGCTGCGGCCAGATTCCTGTCGCCGGTATGTCCTTCGGTGCCGCGATGAAGCGATCTTGGCCCGCAAGCCGTGGGCCGAATACCGAGAGGGTAGGGGCGCCGACTTCCGCCAGTTCCAGCGAGAAGCCGCATGACCTCCGAGCTCGCGATCCAGACCACCTTCCGCGCGCGGTGCAAGATCCTTTGTCCGGGCGTCTCGGTGGTTGGAATCCCCAACGCGGGAAAGCGCACGCAATGGGCGGCGATGCAGGCGAAGCGCGAAGGCCTGGCGACAGGCTTTCCGGATGTCCTCTGTTTCTGGAAAGGCAAGGGCATCGCCGCGATCGAGTTCAAGGCCGAAACAGGGCGCCTCAGCCTCGCGCAGACCGAATGGCTGGCGCGGCTCACCGACATGGGCATCCCCTGTATCGTCAGCCGTGATCCCGATCATGCGCTGGAGTTTCTGCGCCAGTGCGGGGCGCCGTTTATCGGACGGATCGCCGCATGAACGCGCCTCCACCCGCCGGCGTATCGCGGCCACCCAAACGAGAAGACTACGAGCCAATTGTCCGCGGGCTGCGTCTGAACTGCGAAGGCGAGGAGCTGAAGCTCCGCACGAGCCTGCTCCTGATGCGCGACACCGCAATGGCGACGAAAGCGGCGGCGTGCGAACCAGCCTGGATGCTGCTCGACGTGATCGAGCGCGAAGCCAACCACTCGGCGCTGAACCACAAGCTGAAGGTCGAAGAGCTGCAGGTGATCCGCGATTCGTGCGTCCATTGCGCGATCGCGGCCCAGGGCTTCGACAAGCTCTACGTTCCGCTGTTCCCCGGCTTCGAAGGGGAGGCGGCCCATGCCAATCAGGCCTGAAAATCGCGCTCGCTACCCGAAGGATTGGAAGGCGATCAGCCAGCGCATCCGTTTCGAGCGCGCCCACAACAAATGCGAATGCGATGGCGAGTGCGGCGGAGATCACATCGGCCGCTGCAGCGTGGTCAATGGCACTCGCCACCCTATGACCGGCTCGGTTGTCGTCCTGACCGTCGCGCATCTGGATCACGTCCCCGAGAATTGCAGCGACGACAATCTGAAGGCGATGTGCCAGCGCTGCCACAACCGTTACGACGCGCCGATGCGGCGGGCTGGCATCAAGGCTCGACGGCGCGCTCTGGAGGCTGTCTCCGACCTTTTCGAAGGGGAGGCGGATGCCCGGCATGGCTGACTTCACAGACGATGGAGATTGGCCGGAGGGCTATGGGGCGACGTTCGTTCCGCCGCAAACCAACGTGGTGCCGCTGCAGCCGCCTGCATGGATGGACGAAATACCGCCCGTCGGCGAGCCAGCTCAGTCGCCAGCGCCCATCGTCGCTACCCCGTTCGAATGGCGCGCTGAAGCGGAAATCCCGCCGCGGCTATGGCTCTACGGCAAGCATTTGCTCAGGCGCTTCGTCAGCGTCGACGTCGCCGCCGGCGGGACAGGCAAGTCCAGCGTCAAGATCGGGGAAGCCTTGGCGATGGCGTCCGGCCGCAACCTCTACCATGTCGAAGTCCACGGCGGGCCGCTCACCGTCTGGCTCTACAACCTCGAGGATCCGGCCGAGGAATCGGAGCGGCGCCTCCACGCCACCGCCAAATGGTTCAAGATCGCGCCCGCCGACGTCGAAGGGCGTCTGTTCGTCGACAGTGGCCGCGACCAGCGCTGCGTCATCGCGTCGGAAACCGAATACGGCGCCCGCATCGCTCAGCCGGTCTATGACATGCTCAAGGGACAGCTGCTCGAGCGGAAGATCGATGTCCTCACCATCGACCCGTTCGTCAGCAGCCACGAGGTAAGCGAAAACGACAACCGCGCGATCGACGCCGTGGCCAAGGCATGGGGCCGCCTCGCCGACGAGTGCAACTGCTCGATCAACCTCGTCCACCACGTCCGCAAGGGCAACGGCCAGGAGAGCAATGCCGACTCGGCCCGCGGCGCGAAGGCTTTGGTCGATGCCGCCCGCAGCGTCCAGGTCTTCAACCGCATGAGCCCTGACGAAGCGGCAATGGCCGGCATCGCGGAAGACCAGCGCGGTTTCTACTTCAGGGTCCAGAACGACAAGGCGAACCTCGCACCGCCGGACAAGGCGGCATGGTATCGAATGAATAACGTCAGCCTCGACAACGGCGATCAGGTCGGGGTGGCGTGTCCGTGGGAATGGCCGGAGCTGTTCGAAGGCATTTCCACGCAGCATCTGATCGCAGCGCAGAAGGCGATAGGGCAGGGCGAATGGCGGCTGGACGTCCGCTCGGGCGATGCTTGGGTCGGCGTCCCGATCGCCCGCGTCCTCGACCTCGATCCGAAAAAGCACGGCAAGCGCATCGGCAAGATCGTCGCTCAGTGGATCGAAAACGAGGCGCTGAAAATAGTCGAAAAACCCGACGCCTGGAACAAGCCGAAGAACTTCGTGGAGGTCGCAAATTGGGCCACGGAATGACCTTCGCGGACTGCCGCACGACTGCCGTAGCAGTGCCGCAGCGGAGGTGCTTAGCGGCAGTCCCCCCTAAAGGGGAACGACTGCCGTCACGCATCCTCTGCACCGTAGCTGACTGGCGCAGGACTGGCGGCGAGTGATGCGGGGGTCGAACCAGATGAAGGCCCAGGCAAGCGCTAGGCCGTTCGTCTATGCGGGCTACCGGCAGACGCAGCTCTTGCCCTACTGGAGCGCCTATTCCGCCGAGCATGGGCGCGAGCCGAGCTACAACGTCGCGGCGAGGGACTTGGGCTGGCCGGACAAATGGACGGTCCGCGATGCGGTCAAGCGGCTGAGAAGGCGCGGGCTGCTGTGAAACAACGCACACCCTTTCCGGCGAAAAGCTGTGGCAAAAGCGCTCGTGTGCTCACGCCCAAGCAGCATCGGTTCGTCGACGAGTACCTGATCGACCTCAACGCGACCCAGGCCGCGATCCGTGCCGGGTATAGCGAGCGGACGGCCTATTCGATCGGCGATGAGAACCTGAAAAAGCCTGAAATCGCCTCCGTCATCCAAGCTGCGATGGACGAGCGCTCGCAACGCACTGAAATCACGGCGGATTATGTGCTGACCTCAATCGTCGCGACGATGGAGAAATGCAAGGAGCTGGCGACGTTCAGCCCCGCCGCAGTGCTGAAGGGCGCCGAACTGCTCGGCAAGCACCTGAAGCTGTTCACCGAGAAGCACGAGCTCAGCGGCCCGAACGGATCCCCGATCACCGTCATCGAACTGGTCGCGCCGAGCAGGCCAGCGACGATCGACGTCGTGCTGGGCGAGCCTGAATGACCATCCAGCGCATCGAGCTCCCGCCCAAGCTCATCCCGGTGTTCACCGGTCAAGCGGACTATCGCGGAGCCTATGGCGGCCGTGGTTCGGCCAAGACGCGCAGCTTCGCCAAGATGACCGCGGTGAAGGCGCTGCAGTTCGCTGCCGCCGGCGAATCAGGGCTGATCGTCTGTGCCCGCGAGTTCATGAACAGCCTCGATGAAAGCTCGCTTGCCGAGGTCAAGGAAGCGATCGCTTCGGAGCCTTGGCTGGCCGAGCATTTCGACGTTGGCGAGAAGTACGTTCGCACCCGCGACAATCGCATCGAATATGATTTCATCGGCCTGTCGCGGCACCTGGATTCGATCAAGTCGAAGGCGCACATCCGCCTGCTGTGGGTGGACGAGGCCGAGCCGGTTTCGGAGACAGCCTGGTCGAAGGCCGTCAACACGGTGCGCGAGGACGGCGCCGAGATTTGGGTGACGTGGAACCCGGAGCGCAAGAACAGCGACACCCACCGCCGCTTCCGGGCCGAACCTCCGTCGCGCTCCAAGATCATCGAGATCAACTGGCGCGACAATCCGTGGTTTCCCGAAACGCTCAACCGCAAGCGCCTCGACGACAAGGAGAAGCGGCCCGACAGCTACGAGCATGTGTGGGAAGGCGATTTCGTCAGCGTCGTGGAGGGTGCCTATTACGCCCGGGCGCTGACCGACGCCAAGGCTAAGGGCCATATCGCGAGGGTCGACTTCGATCCGCTGATGACGGTCAACCTCTTCTGCGACATCGGCGGGGCTGGAGCGAGGGCCGACGCCTTCGCCATGTGGCCAGCGCAGTTCATCGGCCGCGAGGTGAGGGTTAGGGACTATTACGAGGCCGTCGGGCAGCCGCTGGCAGCGCATTTGGCGTGGCTCAGGCAGATCGGCTACACGCCGGAGAAGGCGCAGTTCTGGCTGCCTCACGACGGCGCCTCGAGCGACAAGGTGTTCGCCGTTTCCTACGAGAGCGCGCTGCGCTCGGCGGGGTACCGCGTCACCATCGTCCCCAACCAGGGCAAGGGCGCAGCTGCTGCCCGGGTCGAGGCTGCGCGACGGCTGTTCCCGTCCGTGTGGTTCGACGAGGAGACGACCGAGGCCGGGCGCGATGCGCTTGGCTGGTATCACGAGAAGCGCGACGACAAGCGCGGCATCGGGTTGGGGCCGAACCATGACTGGTCGAGCCATGCCGCCGACGCGTTCGGGCTGATGTGTGTCGCCTACCGTCCGCCGGTCGAGAAGCAGTTGCCGAAAGCAGCAGCGTTCGTCGGTGCCGGTGAAGCGGGGTGGATGCGGTGAGACACGATCCGCCTACCCGCTGCGAGCGATGGTTCGCAATGTTGATGAAGGTGTGTCAGCCAGAGGCGCGCTCGCCGCTCACAATCCCCGATTACCACGCCGTACGGCAAGAAGGCTTGAGGAATTGGCGGTATGGCTGCTGATTACATCTTCACCGAGACGCGCCTACGCAACGGCACGATCTGCCTGCGCTGGGCGAAGCGCGGGCGCGAGTTCGATCAGCTCGACTTTTGGGTTCTGCCCGCAAACGGGGTTGAAGCGGCCAAGGCCCGCATCCGCTCCGGCGAGTTCGAGATGGTTGGCGCCAATGGCTGAGAAAACGAACGATGGCGGCTTCGACCGTGGAGCGTTCAACGCGCTTTCATTTTGTCGCTGTGTCCGCGGCTTCACGCTTACGGTAAACGAGGCCGCGAGCAACTACCTCGTGCCACCCACCTTCGCGTTCGATCGCATCGAAGACTTAGCCGCGTGGCTTGTCGAGCAATACGGCGAGTCCGATGGCTGAGCCCCGCAAGGATGGCATCGACGAGCTTTGGCCGCGTGTCGATGCGGACTCGTGGCAGGAAGCTCTCGAACTTGGTGTCCTGTGCACGGCGCCGACAGAGTTCCGCTGCCCGAACGGCGTCACAATCACGATGGGCTTCGGTCTGATCAAACTCGCGGAGCCGAAGAATGGCTGACGCCTTCGCCACCGAGGTCCGCGAGCGCTATGCCGCCGCCGAGGAAGCGGATTCGAAGAACTGCGAGCAGGCCAACATCGACCTGAAGTTCGAGGCTGGCGAGCAGTGGGATCCGGCAATCCGCCAGTACCGCGAGAGCAACCGCCCGTTCCCGTTGCCGTGCCTGACGGTCAACACGACGCAGCAGTTCACGGCCCAGGTCGTGGGCGACTGGCGGGCGAACGAAACATCGATCAAGGTCCTGCCGCGCGAGGACGGCGACAAGACGGTTGCCGAAATCCGCTCCGAACTCATCCGCTCGATCGAGCTGCAGTCGAAGGCCGACCGGGTTTATGCCTCCTCGCTCGCCTATGCCGCGTCGTGCGGCATCAGCAACTTCCGGGTCGACATCGATTACGCCTATGAGGATGCGTTCGAGCGCGACATCTTCATCCGCGACATCCCGCATCCGCTGGCGGTCAAATGGGACCCGCTGGCAAACGACCCGACCGCCAACGATGCTGGCTGGTGCTTCGTCGCCGATACCATGACGGCCGACGAATATGAGCGCGCTTACCCCGATGCGGCCAAGCCGGCGATGATTGCCAAGGATGCTGGCGCCTTCTGGGGCGACGACGACACGGTTCATCCGCAGGAATATTGGAAGATCGTCGAGAAGCTGCGGACCTTCGCGATGATGAAGGACGGCTCGGTGCACGATGTCACCGACCTCCCCGAGAAGAAGTGGCGCGGGGACGTGTTCGTTGACCCGCAGACTGGCGAGCCGGTGATCCGCGAGAAGGCGAAGTGCAAGTACGCGGTCAAGCAGATGACCAACGGACTCGAGGCGCTGACCGACCCCTACGAGCTGAAGCTGCCGCGGCTGCCGATCATCCGCGTCATGGGCCGCGAGATATGGACCGAGGACGGCAGGGTGCGGTTCGGGCTCGTCCGGTTCCTCCGCGACAGCCAGCGCTACAAGAATTACAACCGATCGATCCGCGCCGAGCTGCTGATGCGGGCGCCGCGGGTCAACTTCTTCGCTCCGGCGTCGGCAGTTGAGGGCCGCGAGGGCGATTTCGAGAATGCGCTGATCTACAACGACGGCGCCCAGGCCCCGACCGAGGTCACGAACAACAATCTCGGCGCGCTGCTCCGCGAGGAGGAGATGTGCGCGCAGGACATGATGGACGTGACCGGCATCCACGAAGCGTCGCGCGGGATGCCGTCGAACGAGCAGAGCGGGAGGGCGATCCTTGCCCGCCAGAAGGAAGGCGATATTGCGGCGATCGTCTACCACGACAACATGCTCGCGGCGCAGCGTGAGGCAGGCGAGGTCATCAATGCGCTGATCCCGCAGGTCTACGACACGGCGCGGACGATCCGGACGGTGGGGCCCGACCTCGGCGTCAAGCTGATCCGCATCAACGATCCGATGATGCTCGCGAACGGCAATCCCGACCCGGCGCAATTCACGCAGGGCGAGAACGACCCGCGCTATCAGGCCGCGGTGAAGCAATACAAGGGTGTTTCTGCGGCGGTTCCGGACCTCGCCGTCGGCAAGTACGACGTGACGGTCACGACCGGCCCGACCTTCGCCACGAGACGGCAGGAAGGCGTCGCCCAGCTGATGGATTTGGCCAAGCAGGCGCCGATGATCGCGCAGGCGGCCCCGGACATCATCGTCGGGGAAATGGACCTCGTGAACGGCGACGCCTTGAAGGAGCGGCTGAAGAACACCGTTCCGCCGCAAGTCTTGGGCGACGATGCCAACGAAGACCTCAGCCCGGAGCAGCAGCAGCAGAAAGAGCAGCAGGCGCAAAAGGCGCAGCTCGCCGAGCAAATCCAGGCGCGAGGCGCTGTCGCCGACGTCGAGCTGAAGGAGGCGAACGCCGCCAAGGCCAAGGCCGACGCGATCAAGGCCGTGTCCGAGGCGCAGTCGGAAGGCCAAGGCGAGGCCCAGCCCAATCCGCTGATGGTGCTGCAGGATCTCCGGCTCAAGACGGCGCAGGCCGACCAAGCCGAGGCGAATGCGGCCAAGGCGCAGGCGGAGGCGATGAAAGCCGTCGCCGAGCTCGGCGGCACGTCTGACCCCGAGGGAATGCAGCGCAACGAGATCGAAGCTTACAACGCCATCACCAAGCGCATCATCGCGCTAAAACCCTATACGCCACCGGCGCCTGACGACAACGAGGACATTGCGGCATGACCGACGACACGCAGCAGACTGAACCCGAAAACGATTTCGCGAAGTTCGAGGCCGATGCGAAGGCCGCCGAGCCGCCTGCGGAGGAAGCGCGCACCGAGGAAGCCGCCGACGACACGCTCGAGCTAGGCGGCGAGGAAGCGCCGGAGCTGACCGAGGAGCAGAAGGCCGAGGAAGCGGCGAAGAAGGAGCGCAGCCGCCCGTGGTCGAAGCGCGTGGACATCCTCACCGCCCGCAACGCCGAGAAGGATAGGCGCATCGCCGAGCTGGAGGCTAAGCTGGCGGGGCAGGAGCCGGCGCCGACGCTCGACGAGGTGATGGCCAAGGAACCCAAGGAGGAAGATTACGAGTTCGGCAAGGCCGATCCCGATTACCAGGAGGCGCGGCAGGACTGGAAGCTCGAGGTCCGCGACGCGAAGAAACGCGCCGACGAGGGTGAAGCGAAGAAGAAGAATTACGAACACGCCGCCGTCGCCGAGGTCATCGGCAAGCTCGAGGACGGTCTCGCTGCGGCAGGGAAGGCCGGAGCCGAGAAGTATGAGGATTTCGAGGAGAAGATCGCCGAGGCGGTCGAAGCGCGCGGCGGCGAACCGATGCCGCCGCTGCTCAACATCGGAATCGCGGTTTCGCCCGTCGGCGCGGACATCACCTACCGCTTGGCGACAGACCCGGCCACGGCCGAGAAGATCGAGAAGCTGGCGACGACCAACGTCCCCGGCGCTGCTGTTGCTTTGGGTGAGCTCGAAGGCGAGTTCCTCCCCGCCGACAATGACGATGCCGACCTCAATCTCGCCGATCCGCTCGACATGCTGCGCCTCAACGGCCGCATGAAGGCTCGGCTCGCGGGGAAGGCTGCCGCCAGTGGCGAAACCGCCCGCAAGGTCACTCGCGCGCCGAAGCCCGCGGAACATGCGGCAAGGGGCGCGACGGGCCAGTTCGAGGTCCGACCCGACACCACCAATTTTGCTGCGTTCGAGAAGCTGGCGGCTAAGCAGGCGGCGAAGTGAGCGGGCCCGTTCCCATCCGCAAAGGCGTCAAGCCGGAAACAGACTTTGGCCGCGAGCTGCTGGACTTCTGCTCGACGCGGATTGTCGAGTTCACGGAAGCTTACGACACCCCGCCGACCACCATCGCGCTCGTCCTCTCCGGTCAAAAGAACGACTACAGGTTCACCGACGCCCATAGCTGGGATGCTGCCGAGAAGCGGTCGAAGCTGGAAACGTGCAGCCTGGCAGCGGCAGTCCTGCTGAAGCGGGCAATCGAGGGATGAGGAGGGTATCATGAGAGCATCGTCAAGACCAGCGGGCGACGCAGTAGCGATCGTCGACGGGGCCGTTTTCACGCGCTGCGCCGCGATCAATGCCTCGGCGGACTGCACCGCGACGATCACGTTCGCGAGCGGCCGCGTGGTGACGGGCTATGCCCTCATCAAGGGCATCAACCCGATCCAGGCGACCAAGGCATCGAGCATTTCGACCGGCTCGCTGTGGGCGCTCTACAACGTCGAGTGACGAGGAGCCGGCAGTGGCGCGCGACCTCGGCATAGGTATTGGCATTGGCTTGGAGCTCGGCGGCATTTGCAGGCCACCTGTCAGCCTGACTCCCAACCCGAACGCATCGCTCCATTTCGCCGATGAAGCGTACAGCTTCGGGGGATCGAGCAAGACGCTCGCCGAATGCCTGACCGGCTTCGACCATTCGTCTGTCGTTCCAGGCGAGGGGTGGGTGTTGCAAGGCACGGCGAGCGCGTCGGATTTCGTGCTTTCGACGCCCGAGCTGTTCGCAGCGGTCGGCGCGTCGAATACGGCGGTCTTCGATGTTTCGGTCGTGGTCGGCGCGGGCAGCAACCTCTCGTTTGAGGTTCTGGACGATGACGGAGCCTCAAGCAGCATCGGCTCCGGCGCCGACATATTCGGAGGCTTCAACGGCCTCTATATCGACGACAAGGCCTCAGGCAGCCAAGTCCTTACGCCGTTCCTGGCCCCGCTGGTCACCGGCGACTATCGCATCGTCCAAAGCCTCGATCCGGCGGGTTGTCTCTTTTGCGTCAACCACGGCGCTGTCGCCCCATATTCTCCGGTCGATCCAACCAAGTTCTCGGCCTACATGCAATTCTTCAACTACATTTGGATCAACGGAGTCGACGGGGCGAAGATCACCTGTCGCTCCCTAGACTTCTATTCTCTGATTACCGACACTGCGGTCTTGCGGGCGCTTTAAGAGGGTGTCGCGTGATCTTGGAATAGGTCTTGGCCTGGGCCTTGGCATAGGCACGGGCGGTTCGTTTGCATTACCGGCGCCGATCGCCATCGTCGATTTCCAGAACGGCCATTACGTCGACACCGATGGCGTTTCGCGCAGCTTCGCCGACATTCTCGACCCGTACCACAACGTCGCCGCGGCGGTTGCGGGCGAGGGCCTGCAGATCACAGCAACCCAGGCGTCGGCTTCCGACAGCGTGTTCTCAACGCCGGAGTTCTTCGCGCCGATCACGCCCACCCACTCAGGCGTGTTCGACATTAACGTCCAGTTCTCCGGCGACGGTGAGCTGGCTGTCGTGGTCTTCGCAAGCAATTTTTCGGAGACTGACGGCCGCGCAGTAGGACCAGGCGCGGAGTTCTGGAGCGGCGCGCCCGGCACCTTCGACGGCTTTTACATGGAGGACAAAAACAACATCGACGCCGAAGTTCGCGCGCTTGTCAGAGCTCCCCTAACGGTCGGGGACCACCGCATCTCATATTCGATCAGCCCGAGCCTGTGCATGACCTCCGTCGATGCTGGCCCCGTCGTATCCTACGTCCCCGCGCCTCACACCGATTTTTCGGTGTTCGATCGCTTCAACTTCTACATCTGGCGCAGGAACCTCAACGCCACGCCAACCCTTCGGCGGTGGCTGGGGTATCGGCACATCGCCAACCCGAAGATTCTTCAGGCGCTCTGCTCATAACCGCTTGCGGATCACGATCATCTTCCAGCGGCTAAGCTTCTGGTCGTCATCTGAGATCGCGAACCAATGGCTATCGCCGATGATCGGCTCGACAAGGCGCGGCGTCCGGTAAAGCGGCTCGGTGCTTCCGATGTCTTCGATGAAATAGAATCCGCCCGCCTTTAGCTTGGGGAAGAAGTTTCGGAGGGTCGCAAGCTGGTCTTCGCTCGCATGTGAGCCGTCATCGATGATGACGTCGAGCCCGGGGATGTCGAGCTTGGCCGTGGCGTCAGGGTCAGTCGAATTGCAGAGGAAGGTTCTGATCCGCTCCTCGACGAACTGCGTTCCCGCCCAAATGTCGACGCCGAAAATCTGTGCGCGGGGGAAATAGTCACGCCATGCCCTGAGCGAGGCGCCGGGCTTATAGTCCGCATCGGCCCAACCGAACATTGTCGAGGGAGCTTTCGGGTCGAGCGTCCCGATGCCAATTTCGAGCAAGGCTTCAACGCTCTCGCGCCTGTCGCGGAGCAGCATTTCATACGCCGGGGCGTAACAGCCCTTTGAGCCGGTTCCCACTCTTCGGAAGAGATCGAGCAGACGCATCTCCGCGCCCTTGCCACACCGCGCAAACAACGCACACCCCCCGGCCCGGATTTTCATGCGATAAGAACGGCCATTCGCGGCGAGTGACGGTCGGGACCGACGCTCGTGTCTGTGACAGATGACCAGGGCAGCGCCTTCCCGGCTTTCTCCGCGCCCCGGTGAGATCCCAGCTCATCGGAGGCCGTCATGGCAAATCAGTTTCTCAATGCCCAGGAATATGCGAACACGATGCTCCTGCTCGCCAAGAACCAGCTCGTCACGGGCAAGCTGGTCGCGGGCAAGTTCGAGAACAAGGTCACGGACGAGAACGGGCTGACCGTTTCCGTCAAGCGGCCGCCGCGCTTCGCCCGAAACGATTCGTCCGCGCTCTCGGCGGCGCTTGCGGCGCAGGACATCATCACCGGCTCGGTCAACGTCGCGGTCGACCAGTACGCCAAGGTCCACATCAGCGTCGGCGACATCGAATACGTCCAGAGCTTCAACGAGCTCATGCGGAACGAGACGATGAAGTCGGCCGCCTCGACCCTGGCGCACCAGATGGACGCGCACCTGCAGCGGCAGGTCGCGAAGTTCTCGGGCTACATCGGCACGGGCACGTTCAGCACCGACCCGTCGAACAACATCGGCTCACCGGCGGAGTTCAACCGGGTCCACACGCGGCTGATGAACAACGGCGTCCCCAACAGCGACCTCGTTGCGACGGTCCTGTTCGACGATGCCGAGGAAATCCGTGGCTCTCTCATCGGCGGCAACATCCAGGACGTGAACCGCACGGCCCTCGAGAAGGCGCGCGTTCCGATCCTGAGCGAGATCGACGTCTATGCGACCCAGCAGTGCCCGTCGATTACCGTCGGCAGCCGCGTCGCCGGTTCGACCTCGCTGATCGACAACGGCACGCTCAGCGTCAACTACCGCGACGTCAAGACCACGATGTACCAGACGCTGCACATCGACGGCCAGACCTCGGGCAAGACGATCGTCGTCGGCGAGCAGTTCACCATCGACAACGTGTACGCCTACGATTGGCGCAACCAGGTGACGCTTCCCTATCTGCAGGTGTTCACCGTGCTCGGCGGCGCTTCCACCGCGACCGGCACTGTCGCCGTCGGTTCGGCGCTTGGCACCGCGATCACCACGGACTCGGGCGGCGACATCGACCTCTACATCAGCCCTCCGATCATCGTCCCCAACACCTCGGACGGCGTTTCGACGGCGGCCAACACCGCGTTTGCGACCTGCAATGCGGCGGCGGTCGACGGGGCTGCGGTCACGCACCTCGGCGTCGCGTCCACGACCCGCCGCGTCCGCGCGGCCTGGACCAAGAGCGCGATCACGATGGTCTCGGCGCAGCTGCAGAAGCCCTTCACCGGGGAATCGAGCTTCGCCAACGACCCCGATACCGGCATCTCCATCCGCTACTGGCGCGGGTCCGACATCTCGACCGGCGCCCACGTCCATCGGTGGGACTGCCTGTTCGGCGCGCAGAACCTCGATCCGCTCATGGGCTACCAGATCAGCGGTTCGTAACGTCATGCTGGTCGGTGGTTTGTACCCCTTCCTCCGGCCAGCACTTCAAGGAGTGCTAAAGCATGGCTGACAATCTCTGGCTCGGAGCGGTTCGGAAGGGTCTCGCAGCCAACAAGCCGACCGTCCCCGACTGCTCGGCGGACACGTTCCAGTTCTATTTCGAGACCGACACCGGCAAGCTCAATTATGCTCCGTCGGGCGCGTCGGCGTGGCGCTCGCTCGGCGGCGGGAGCGCCGGCATCCAGCCCACGCCGACGGCCAAGACCGGCAGCGCGACACTGACCATCGCCGAGTTGCAGACGCGCATCATCACGGCAACCTCCGCTTCGGCGGTCGCGCTGACGCTGCCGACCGGGACGCTGACCGACGCAGGCGTGCTCGGCGGTGCTTCGAACAATGACGAATCGTTCGAGTGGACCGTCATCAATCTCGGCTCCTCGTCGGGCGCGGTCACGATGACGGCCGGCACCGACCACACGTATGTCGGCGCCGCGGTGGTGGCGATCGCGACTTCGGCGCGGTTCCGCACCCGCAAGACCGCGGCCAACACCTTCGTCACCTACAGGATCGCGTGATGGCAGACGAGTTCGGCAGGGAAGCGCCAGCGCCGTCGCAGGAGTTCCAGGCGCCGGAAGCGGGGGACGTCGAGAAGGGCTTTCCCTCGTTCCGCTACGGCCCCAGCGGGCAGAAGGGCGTCTTCCAGTGCGCGGCCGACGTGCCCAAGGGCTGGCACGACCATCCGTCGAAGGTTTCGGGCGCCACCGATCCAGCTAAAGCCGAAGTCGAGCCGCGGCGTCCCGACAAGGCGGTCATCATGAAGGATCTGCAGCGCCTCGGCGTGCCGTTCAACCCGATGACCAGCGCATCGACGCTGTGGACCCTGCTCAAATCGTCCCGCGAGGTCGCGGATAAGGCCGGCGCCAAGCCCAAGAGCGAGCTTCAGGCGCTGCGCGAGCGTCACAAGGCCCTGACCGGCAAGATGCCGTCTCCGAAGGCCACTGTGAAGCAGCTCCAGGCCGCGATCGACAAGCTGGAGCGGAAGTGATGGCGAAGCTCTCGAGCAGGGCGAGGAAGGCGCTTCCGGCCAGCAAGTTCGCGGGCCCGAACCGCAGCTTTCCGGTGCCGGATCGAAGCCACGCGGCCAACGCCAAGGCCCGCGCGACGCAGGCGGTCAACGCAGGCCGGATGAGCAAGGCGCAGGCGGCGAAGATCGACGCCAAGGCCAATCGCGTCCTCGGCAAGGGCAAGAAGAAGTAGCGAAAAGGACGCCGGGCCATGACGCTCGCCAGCCAGATCATCTCGCGAGCGTACCGGCGGCAGAACACCGTCGCCAAGGTCTCCTCGCCGGACTCGACCGAGCAAGCCGAGGCGCTTGCGCTGCTCAATCCGATCATCCTTTCCGCGCTTGGGAACGAAGCCGGTTCCGAGCTTAGGGACCTCACCATCGGCGGCCAGTTCGACCAGCGGGCGCTGACGACCCAATGGGTGCCAGCGGACGCGCGCATTGTCCTTAGCAGCCTCTCGGCCGCAACGACGCTGTACCTCCATCCCCGGCCTTACGAGGGGCAGCGCCTCGCGCTTGCCGATCCCGGCAACACCCTCACCGCCCACAACCTCACGCTGAATGGCAACGGGCGCCAGATCGAGGGCGCGGCCACCCTCACGCTCTCCACCAACGGCACGGTGCGGCAGTGGATGTACCGCGCCGACACCGGCAATTGGGTGAAGATCGCGAGCCTCGCCTCGTCCGACACGATGCCGTTCCCCGAAGAGTTCGACCCCTATTTCATCAACGCGCTGGCGATCGAGCTCAACCCGCAGAACAGCGAGCAGACCACTCCTGAGATCGCAGCCGCGATGAACCGCTCGCTTGCCAAGCTACGCGCCCGTTACCGGCGCAGGCGGCGCGTGCAGGAAATGGACACGCTGCCGCGGCGCGGCAGCCTGACGCAGCCCTACAGCAACGGGAGCACCCCGTTTTGGTGAGGGTGAAGCTCGGGATCACGGATTGGTCGCGGTCGGTCGCCCAGGAGCCCGACATCGCGCTCGGCAACCGTTACTTCGAGCAGGATCCGACGAACCTCGACGTCGAAGTGGCGCTGCTGACGCGCCCAGGCCTCAAGCGATGGAAAACGATCGGCTCGGGCCCGATACGGCAGTCCTATTCGCAGCCAGGCGCGTTCGACGAAGCTGAGTTCGTCGTTTCCGGCAACACGCTCTACCGGATCGACCCCGACGAGACCGAGACGACCATCGGGACGCTCGGAACCTCGACGGGCGGCGTCAGCCTCGCGGCTACGGACACTTACCTGTTCGTCGCCGATGGTGACTCGCTCAAATATTACACGACCAACGACTACGCCAAGGGGACGCTGACCGTCTCCGGGGCGATTTCGGCCGGCGAGACTGTGGTCATCGGCACGGTCCATTATGAATTCGCGGCCGATGTGACCACCGGGACGCCGGACGGGACGAGCGCCAACCCGTGGCTGGTCGCGCTCGGCGGCTCAGCCTCGCAGGCGCTGCAGCATCTTTTCGACGCGATCGGCAACACCGGCGTCGCCGGGACCGACTACAACTCGACCTTGACCGGCAATCCCGATGCCGCCGCCGTCAGCGTAACCGCCACCGTATTGGTCGCTCGCGCGATCGACCCGGGAACAGGCGGCAATTCGGTCACTACCACGGAAACCCTCGTCAATGGCTCGTGGGGCGGCTCCACCATGTCGGGCGGCGGCGGCTCGTCCTTCGCCTCGGTGGCGGTCCCGGACAACGACGGCATCGTTTCGGTCGCTTCGATAGCGCAATATGTCATCTGCGTCGTCGCGGCGGGCCAGGATAAGAACGGCCGCTTCTACTGGATCGAGCCGGGCGAGACGACCATCGACCCGCTGAATTACGCGACGAACGAACGCTCACCAGATTCGACGACTGACGCGATCGTGGCCGGCGACCAGGTGTGGTTCCCCGGGCAGGATTCGATCGAGGTCTGGTATCCGGCGGGCGATCCGCTGATCCCGTTCCTTCGCCAGCAGGGCCGTTTGTTCGAGCGCGGCGCATGGCCGGGAACCGTGTTCCGGATCGGCGAGAGCATGATGCTGGTCGATTCGACCGGCAGCGTGTGGCAGGTGACGGACGCCCCGCGGCTCGTTTCGACGCCGGGGATCGCGCAGCGTATCCGCGAAGCGATCAACGCCGACAGGGCGGCCTGACATGGCCCTGACCTTCGACAAGCAGCTGACCAACGAGTTCTTCGCGACGCTTGCCTATACGTCGCCCAACGGCCGCTATCGGGTCATTCCGCCGCAAAGCCCCTTCTCCATCCTCGACATGGCGGGGCCGACTTACACCTACAACACGCCCTCGAACGCGCTAGATTTCGACCAGCTCGACGCTTCGGTGATCGACGACGACGGGACCATTTACTCGCTGGACGGAAATTCGACTCCCAACTTCGTCAAAACCAGCAGCTTCGGCGCTTCGGACATCTCGCTCCTCCGCTTCTTCAACGGCGCGCAGGGCGGCATGGGAAACATGACCCTGTTCATTTCCCCCGTGGACGGGAGCAGGCGCGTCTGTTTCGGCAGCAATGACGGCGCCACCCTGCTCACCGACCAGCGGGTCTACGTCTACAACCCGAGCCTCGACACTTACGACGAGTTCACGTCGGTCAACTCGCCGTTCATCTCGCAAGGCCCGTTCGACCAGGACCTCTACGGGGACATTTGGGGCTTCTCCTGGGACGGCACGACCTTCAAGGCGTGGCGTGTCGTCGACTTCGGATCGGGCTCGATCGCTCCGGATTATTCCGAGGTCACGCTGGGCATCACCGCCGATCCGGGAGTGAGCGCGACGCACACGGATTCCGGATGGGTCGTCTCGCTCGGCAACAACCAGGTGCTGGCCCTGCTTAGCACCGACGACTTCTCCGTGATTACGAGCCGCGACTATGGCGGCGACCCGGCGGGAAGCTCGAGCGTCGCGAACTTCACTCTCGACGACATCCGACCGGGCCTGACCTCGTTCTGGATACCGGCGGCGATCAACGGCGACCCGAACAACGACTTCCAGGGCGTCGAGAAGATCAACGCCGCCGATCTCACCACGCTCGACAGCCACTTGCTCAGCGATTGGGTTGGCGTGGGCGACACGCCCGACACGACGCAGAGCGTGCCTTTCGCCTATTTCCCATCCTACGACGCATTTTACACCGAGTATCAGGATCCGGACACCTTCGACCTTTACTCGGTCATTCGCTATTTCGGAGACGAACCGCCGCCGGGCCCCGGTGTAACGACCTCCCGCGCATGGGGGTTTTCGCTCGACGGGCACGACTTCTACGTCCTCCGGCTCGGCGAGTCAGCGACCCTCGTTTTCGACCTCACGACGCAGCAATGGAGCCAGTGGAGCAACCCTGACCTCGCCTACTGGCGGCCGCACTGCGGGCAGAACTGGCAGGGCATGGCGGGAACGCTCGCCGACGGCGGCACCGATGTCGTCTGCGGCGACGACACCGAGGGCGTCCTCTACCGCCTCGATCCGACCTCCGGGCGCGATGACGACACGGGCACAGGCGATGCGGCGTTCACCCGCACCGTCACCGGCGCGATCGCGCTCTCCGGGCGCGACACGAAGCCATGCGGAGCCTTCCAGCTGACCTGCGCCCTCGGCTCGCCTTCGCAGTCCGGCGCCGCGATCACGCTCGAAACTTCGGACGATTTCGGGCAAAATTGGCTGAGCCACGGGTCTGTGACGCTGGCCGCAGGCTCTTTTAGCCAGGTCGTCGAGTGGCGGGCGCTGGGCCTGATGCGGCAGCCGGGACGCATCTTCAAGCTCACCGACGACGGGGCGACGGTCAGGATCGGCCGCGCGGACGCGCGATGAGCGCGAGCCCGGTCCCGCCGCTTCGCACCGGCGTCAAGATCGTCGACCAGAGCGGCGGCCCGACACCCGCCTTCATCCGCTGGTTCAACGACGCGGTTGCCAGCCTTGTCGCAACGATCAGTTCCGCCAACGCCGCGCAGTCCTCGGCCGACGAGGCGCTGACCGGGCTCGACTCCAAGGCCGACGTCACGCGCCAGATCATTGCCGGGGCGGGCCTGACCGGCGGCGGCGACCTGTCAGCCGACCGGACGCTGAATGTCGGCGCCGGAACCGGGATCTCGGTCGGGTCCGATACCGTGGGCCTGACCAACACTACCGTTGTTGCCGGCAGCTACACCAACACCGATCTCACCGTCGACGCACAGGGACGCATCACGGCGGCCTCGAGCGGGTCCGGCGGCAGCGGCGGCACCGTCACCACGTCGGGAAGTCCTGCCAGCGGCAATCTCGCGAAATTCTCCGGCGCCACGGCGATCACGAATGGCGATTTGTCGGGCGACGTTTCGACCAGCGGCACTCTCGTCGTCACCATCGGCGCGAACAAGGTTACGCGGGGGATGCTCGCTGCAGCCGCCAACGCGACGATCCTCGGTGCAACGGGCGCGGGGAACGTCACCGACCTGACGGCTGCCCAAGCCAAGACGTTCTTGGCGATCGCGACGGGGGACGTATCCGGACTCGGCACCGTGGCGACGCTCGCATCCGACACTGACACGCTGCTCTCGGCCAACAGCGACGCGCGCATCGCCACGCAAAAGGCGGTCAAGGCATACGTCGATACCGCCGTAGTCGGGCTGCTCGACTTTAAGGGCGACCTCGATTGCTCGGCGAACCCAAATTATCCGGCGGCATCGAAGGGCGACGCGTATTCGGTCAGTGGCGCGGGCAAGGTTGGCGGCGCTTCTGGCAAGAGCGTCGATGTCGGAGATGTCGTTGTCGCCAAGGCCGACAATGCCGGAGGCACGGAAGCTTCGGTCGGAAGTAGCTGGTTCGTCCTCGAACACAACCTCACTGGCGCGCTGCTTGCGGCGAACAACCTCTCCGATCTTGCCAGCGCCTCCACGGCGCGGACCAACCTCGGACTCGGCACCATTGCGACGCAGGACAGCGGCAGCGTCAGCATCTCTGGCGGCACGATTACGGGCATCACCGATCTTACTGTGGCTGACGGCGGCACAGGCGCGTCCACAGCCTCTGCTGCCAGGACCAACCTAGGCCTGGGAACGTCGGCGACGCACGCGGCAGGCGACTTCTGCCAGACCGCCAACAATCTCTCGGATGTTACGGCGAGCACTGCCCGGGCCAACCTTGGGCTGGATACTGCGGCCACTCACCCCGCTGGCGATTTTTGCCAGACGTCGAACAACCTCTCCGACGTTGCCTCGCTCAACACGGCGATCAAGAACCTGCAGGCCGAATATGTCATCGGCCAATGCGGTCTTCCGCTCATCATCGTCTCGAGCGGCACGATGGGCAACAACGGCGCGATGTCCGGCGTGGCGTCCGTCGTCACCACGCATCCGAGCGCCTATGTCTATCTCCCGGCCAATGCGATCTCTGCGGGTTCGGCAGCGGGTTTCTATTATGCGGTGTTCTCTTCGGCCACCGCAGCGACGATTTACAACAACACCTATACTCCCGGCACTGACCCGACGATTCCGGGCAGCCCAACGGCATTCTCCACGACGGGGCCGGGCGGGTTCACCCAAGTGGTGACCGAGATCACGGCGATTTCCGTCTCGATTCCGGCAAACTCAATGGGCGCAAACGGCGTGTTCCGCGCGGAGGCGCTTTTCACCTACACGAACAGCGCCAACAACAAGACGCCAAGGATCAAGTTCGGCGGCACGGTGGTGGCCGGCGGCAACAACGTCACCACGACCGCCTCAACGAAAGTGGGCTGCTCGGTCTATAACCGGGGCCACGCCGGTCGCCAGAGCTTCCTGTCGGCCCTCAACATCGGGCCTCATGCTGCTGGCAACAGCGCGTCCGGCCAGAATATAACGATCGACACGACCGCCAACGTGACGGCCATCGTCACGATGCAGCTGGCAAATGCCGCCGACACGATCACGATGGACCATTATTCGTTCATGCTTCGCCCAAGGGCATAGGCAGAAGGAGCCGCGTCCCATGATGAGCCGACTTGAAAAACTGAAGACGATGCTCGCCGCCCGCACCGACGCGGAGGGCAAGGCGATCCAGGGATACGCGCAGAATGTCGCCGACATCCGGAAGGAGATCGAGCGCCTTGAACCTGCTCAGCGATCCTGACGAGCTCGCGCGGCTGATCGAACAGAACGCCCCGGCGGGTTTCATGAACGGTGCGGACGCTGCGGCATGGCTCGCGGACCCGCGCCATTTTGCGCTCCGGCAGAACGACGATCTCGGCCTGTTCGAGGCCGGCGATGAATGGCCGGGACCGCTCGTCGCGCATGTCCTCTTCAGGAGCCGGGGCAAGATTGCGCTCGAGACGGCGCAGGCGATGCTGGACCAAGCGTTCGCCTACGGGGCAACGCGGATCCTCGGCGAGACGCCCGAGCGCTTCCCCCATGCCCTGCTGTTCGCCAGACTGCTCGGCTTCGTCCCCTACGGCCGCGGCGTCGACGCGCAGGGCGAAAACGTGATCCTGTCGGCGCTCAACAACGCACACCCCCAAGAGGACCGGATGGTGGCATAACAGCCGTCTCCGCTCGCCCCGGCTTGAGCGCCTTCCATCATCAGGAGGCTCTTGCTTGAGCGGGGTAATTCAAACACTTTTCGGCGGGTCCAGCTCTAGCAGCAAGAGCGGCAACCAGGCTTATCCGTGGGCGCAGCAAAGCTTCGGATCATCGAGCGCCGACGCCTACAACAGCGGCCTCGGCTCGCTCATGGACATCCTTTCCGGCGACTCGGCGAAGTCGAAAGCCGCGCTCGATAACTGGTGGAACTCGTCGGGCGGCCAGTTCCAGCTCAACCAGGGCCTCGACGCGCTGACCTCCAAGTTCGCGAGCCAGGGCCTCTACAAGTCCGGCGCGGCTGCAAAGGCGATGGAGCAGTATCGTTCGGACCTCGCCTCGACGAAGCTCAACGAATACCTCCAGAACCTCTTCGGCATCGGCAAGCTCGGCCTCGGCGGAGGCTCGCTCGTCACCGACGCCGGCCAATACAGCAAGGGCAAGGGCAGCGAGAGCACCGGCAACCTCGGGGCATTTCTCGGGGCGTTCCTCTGATGGACTATTCGCAGCTTCTCGCCATGTTCCAGCCAAGCGGTGGGGCGGCGCAGCCTGGGCAGTTCGGGGGCAATCTCAACTTCGGTCAGATGAACCCGGCGTTTTCGCAGGGCTTCAACATACCGCAGCATGGCGCCGGTGGCGGCGGCGGCCGGGGCCTCGGCTTGGGCTGGTCGAAGCCGACCGGCTCGGGCCTTTCAGCGATGAACGCGCAGCCGATCGGCATGGGCCACCTGCTGGCGATGCTGTTTCCCGATCTTCTGACGGGGCGCTAGATGGCCCTCGCCGATTTCCTCGGGATGTTGCAACCGCAGCAGCCGCAGCCGACCAACGATCTCGGCTTTGCCGCCGCTCGGCCCGGCTACGGAGCGCAATTCAACCTGCCCTCGGCGCCGGTCCCGCAGGCACAGGCTCAGGGCGGGTATGGGCATGGCCTCGGCGGCATTCTCGACCGTATCGGTGACGCGCTGCTCATCTCGCACGGCATGGCGCCGATGCATTATCAGCGCGCCCAGCAGCAGCAGCTGAGCTCGGCATTGTCGTCTTTCCTCGGCGCTGACCAGACGCTGGCGCCGATCATCGCGGCCAATCCCGAGGTTGGCGCGGCGCTCTACAAAATCCGGCATCCCGAAGACCCGGAACTCATCCGCGAGATGCTTGCCGCGGGCATCGACCCAACCTCAGACGAGGGGAAGGCCATTCTCCGCGACAAGCTGACCGGCGGCAACGACACCGGCAGTATCAAGGACTATCGCTACTATCAGAGCACCGGCGGCAAGCTCAGCTTCGGCGATTTCCTCCGCATCCTTCACCCGCCGGGCGGCGGCACGTTCGAGGAGGACGGAGGGGGCGAAGCAGCTCCGGCGGCGTTGCCCCACGTCACCGACCAGAAGAGCTACGACGCCATCCCGCCAGGCGCGCAATATACGACGCCGGACGGCAAGACGCGCGTGAAACCCGGAGGTCAGACGGTCGCTCCGTCTGGCAACTTTCCTTGAGGGTATCACCGCGCAAAGCGAAAGCGCTGGGCGCGATTTCACTCCTTCCGGCGCTCCCGTCACGTCGCCCAAGGGCGCGAAATACGCGATGCAGGTCATGCCGGACACCGCGCGCGATCCAGGCTTCGGCGTCGCTCCGGCCAAGGCGGACTCCGCTGCGGAGTATGATCGCGTCGGCAGCGAATACCTCCGCGCGCTCCATCAGCGCTACGGGGGCAACCTCGCCCGCATGTGGGCGGCCTATAACATGGGCCCGGGGGCGATGGACCGCGCACTCGCCAAATACGGCGATGACTGGCTCAGCCATGTCCCGCCGAGCGTCCGCCAGTACGTCAGCAAGAATCTCTCTTCCGCGGGGGGTCTGTGATGCAGCAGGCTAACCCTTGGGACAATGATCCTGTCGTTGGCGAAGCGCCCGCCGCTACGCCGCGCTTGAGGTTCGTCCCCACGCCGAAGACACCGACGCCGCAGACTCCGGAAGAGAGGCAACACACGGTCGCCAGCACCAGGAAGACCGAACTCGAGACGGCCAACATCGTCAAGCCGCACGTGCTCACCGCCGATGAGGTGGCCGCCAACCCGACTCTCGATCCGGCGAAAGCATGGGCGATGGACGCGAGCGGCAACGTCAAGACGGTCGGCGACGTCCCGCAGCCGTTCAAGGTCGGCGACAGCAACGCGATCAGCCATGCGTGGTCGGTCCTCGACAGCATCCGGGAAGCGCGCGACCTCTCGGGCAAGCCGCTCGCCACCGGCACGTTGTCGGCGACGGCATCAAACATCCCCGTGATCGGCGGTCTCGTTGGGCAGAACCGCGCGAACCTGCAGACGAAGCTCGGGCAGATCAGCGGCGACCTCCGCCAGCTCGGCATTCGCACCCTCTACGAGCAGACGGGCAAGCGCGGCGTCGGCTCGATCGCCCGCAACCAGTCCGAGCAGCAGGCCCTGCAGAACGCGCTCGCGCCGTTGGGTTTCGTCGACCAGGGCGGCCATATTGCTCCGTCGGGCGGCGCGCAGCCCGATGCGTCGACGCTAGGGCAGGGCCTAGACACCGCCCAGGAGATTTACGTCCGCCATCTCGCCCGCCTCTACGGGATGGACCCGGACGATCCTGCGGCGATCAAATCGATCACGGCGGCAATCGCGGATCCTAACCTGCGCTTAACGTTCGGCGCCCAGGCGCAGCCCGCTTCCAGCACTCGGGTCGGCGACAACGGGATTACCGCCAGCAGCCCCCTGCCGGCCCTGCGCGGTGTCGATCCGGAGGGCCTGTCCGGAACCGAGAAAGCGGTCATCAATCCGCAGCTTGCCAAGATCGCGGGGCCGCTAACCGCTTATCTGAACGCTCCGATCAGGGGCAAGGGAGCGGTCAGCAACGCGCAGATCATCGGCTTCATGCAGAAGAACGGCGTAGATCCGGCGACCACAAACGTCGGCCAGCTTCTCCAGATGCGCGCGACCGGGAAATACAAGGGCTTCACCGTCGACCCGCGCTCGAACGTCCCGCTGGAGGGATTCGCAAAGGCTCGCGCCAAGGTGAGCGCGTCGGCACCAGCTTCCGCCGCCGTTGGCGTTGGTGACGCAGCCACCTTTGGCGCTGTCCCCGATGTCGTCGGCGCGGTCCACGACCTGACCGGCGCGGGGCCGACCCGAGCTGATATCATCCAGGGCCGCAACGCGCTCGCTGCCGAGCATCCGCTGGCCACCCTGCTCGGCAACCTCGGCGGCGCTTTCGCCAATCCCGTTGCCCGTGGTGGCGGCGTCGGCCGCTCGCTCGGCCTCGGCGGCCTTTATGGTTTCCTCGGCAGCGACGACCCGAACATCGGCTCACGCCTCACCAATGCGGCGATTGGCAGCACGGTCGCTGGCGCAACGCACGGCCTCGTCAGCGGCGGCTCGCGCCTCGCTCAGTCCGGCTATCGCGGCGGCAAGAACCTGATTCTGGCGCCGTTGGTCGGCGATCCCGAGCAGCTGGCGACCAATGCCGCGCTCGCCCGCGCCGCCGAGCGGATGCCGACGCAGGACGTCGCTGCAGCAACGGCGAAGGTCGCGGACCTCACTGCCCGGGGCGCTAAGGCTCCGGCAGCTGCTGGACTCAGCCGCGGCGGGCAGGATTATCTCGCGCGCACCGCAGCTTCCTCTCCTGCCGCACGGGCCACAGCGGACCAAGCCGCTGCCGCCTTCCGCAAGGCGCTGCCGCAATCGCTCGCCACCGACTTCGACCAGGCCATTTCCGACCTCGGCCCGGAGCATCTACCGTTCGTCCAGCGCCCGGCGCGCGAGATCGCTTCCGACATCCAGGACATGGCGGGCAGCGAGTTCGAGCGCGGGATCACGCCGATCAAGGGCGAGCAGGTGACGCTGACGCCCGAGCTGACCGGCGATCTCGAGCATGAACGGGTAGCCGGCGCAATCCGCGACGCGCTCGCCAGCCACACGCTCAGCAGCGAGACGAGGAACGAGCTGCGCGGCCTTATCCCGCAGCTCAAAACGCTGACCGCGGCGCCCGAGATCGCGCGCGGGGCTTATGCGAAGGGCATCGGCCTGAGCGTCGACAGCGCCCGCAACATCGCCACCGCGCTCGACAGGACTGCGGGAAAGCTCGCGGACGGCTCCGAAGGCCAGGTCGAAATGTCGCGGCTGTCGCGGGACATTCGTGGCGCGATTGCCGAGCAGTTCCCCGAATATGCGCCGGTGAATGCCCGTTACGCATCGCGGATGCGGGCCAAGGAAGCGCTCGACGCAGCGCGCCGCAACTTCCTCGGCGAGGCCCCGGAACAGATGGATGCGCTCGCGAAATCGGCCACGCGGTTCACCGACGTTCCGAACGAGCCGGAATATCACGGGCCGGCGACTGCCTATGATCGCTCCGGCGAAGGCCCGAGCAACCGCCAGCTCGCGATTGCCGGTGCGAGAGAAGCGGCGGTGACGCGCGCTGGCACGGGAACAGGCACTGGCGGCGGTTCAACCGCAAGGCAGCTCGCCGAAGGACCGAACCAGCAAGCGCGCAATGCGATGGTCATGGGCGACGAAGCCGCCGCCAAGCTCGCGTCCCGAGCGGGAGCGAAAGCCGAGGTCGCCGACACGATCGACCGCGTGACCAGCGGAGCGACCGGCGACCAGGCCGCGAAATGGTGGCAGATCGGCAAGAAGCTGCTCGCCTACAAGGCCACCGGCGGCGCCGGGCATCTTGTCGCGGCCCATGCGGTCGAGGCGATCCCCGGCATGACCGGCGAGGACGCCGCTCGCGTCGTGCGCGTCTATCTCGACGCGGATAGCGCGGACCAGGCGGTGGCCTCGCTGCAGAAGGCCTACGGAGCCAAGAAGGCGCGCTTCATCATGGCGCGCATTGCTGCCGTGGCATCGGCGGCTGCAACCACCAGAGGGTCGCCGAAGTGAGCGCGATCACCTACGCCCTCATCAGCCTGGCGAGCTCGCTTCTCGGCGGCGGCCTCGTCGCGGTCGTCCTCAATCACAAGATCCAATTGCGCGCCGCCAACAGGGTGGATTTCGACACGGTGCTTAGCGCGATGAAGCAGCAGCGCGACGAGGCGTGGGAGCATATCGAGCGCCAGGACGAGCGAATGGCGAACATGGAGAACGAGATCAACGGGCTGCGTATAGCCCGCGATCTCGATCCCTTTCCTCACTGGCTCATTGTCGAGGGGCGTTGTGCCTTCGTTAATCGGCCTTTCGAGGAGCGTTTCCTTGAGCCCGCCAGGCAAACCCACCGGGATGTCATCGGCAGGCGGCAGGAAGACTTCTGGCCGGAAGCCTTTTGCCGAACCCTGCAGGGACTCGACGCCAATGCCAGCAAGCGACCGGATGGAACTGCTCGGGCAGTTACTTCACTCGACGTTCCCGGTCTCGGGCCATGTGAAGTGACCGTTCACAGATTCCCCTGCCGCATCCGGGGCGTGATCGTCGCCTATTCCGGATATTTCACGGCGATCGACCAAGCCAGCGAACGGATCGGTCGCCACGAGAGGGTCGCGAAATGATCCTGCAGGACATCAAGAGGCATCTCGTCGACGATTGGCAGTACGCCACGCAATGGTGGTCGGTGAGATGGAGCGCCGTCGGCGCCGTCATCCTGCCGCTGATGACGCTGGTCCCCGAGCTTCCGGCGTCAGTCCAGGGGCTGTTCCCGCCCGCCGTCCGCGCGATCGTCGCTGGCTTGTGGTGCGTCGCCTCGATCGGCTTCCGGCTGCTCGCTCAGAAGGGCGTCCCCGGTGGCAAGTAAGCCTCCACAGCCGTCGCTTACGCGCAACCAGAAGATCGGCGCCGCCATCGGTGCGGCCGTCGTCATTGCTGCGCCCCTGACCGCTTCCTTCGAGGGTCTGCGGACGAAGCCCTATTATGACCCCGCCCACATCCTGACCGTCTGCTACGGCGAGACCGAGCGCGAAATGCGCTCATACACGGAGGCCGAGTGCGAAGGCCTGCTCCAGAACCGGGAGGCGGCGAATTACGCGCCCGCTATCGCCAAATGCGTTCCGGGCTTTGCCGACGAGAAACGGCGCTATGCTTTCGCGGCCTCGATCGACGCCTCCTACAACGCCGGAATCCGCGGCTTTTGCAATTCCCGCATGGCCCGCGCCTTCAATGCCGGGGACTGGAAGCGCGGCTGCGACCTCTTCCTCGGCTGGCGCGCAACCGCCGTCGTCAAAGGCCAGCGCGTCACCCTTCGCGGCCTCGAGCGCCGGCGCGTCGCCGAACGCAACCTCTGCCTGAAAGGAACCTAACCATGAACCTGCATCTGATCTTCGCGCTGCTCGCGATCCTCTGCTTCGTCCTGGCTGCGGCCGGCGCCGATCAGGGCAAGGGAATCGCCATCGGCTTGGTCTTCTTCGTCCTGCTGGTCGCGGCCTGACATGATCCTGCGGGCGGCCAGTCTCGCGGTCTGGCTGGGTCTCGCCGGCGTAGCGCTCCTGTGCATCGCCACGCTCAACCGTGAGCACCAGCGCCCGAACGCCGGCCTGCCGCTCGTCCAGAGCGATTACCGGATTTGCAAGACGCCTTCGCCGATCCGTCCGCCGAAGGTCAATGTCTTTAACCCCAAGCTGAATGCGGAGCTGAGCTGATGCCTAGCCTCGGAACATTGAAACTCATCGGCGGGCTAGTGGCCGCCCTTTTCATCCTCAGCCTTGTCGCCGATCGAGGGCGATGGATGCACCGCGCCCATGTCGCAGAGGCTTTCCACGCGGCCGACTGCCAAGCCGCTCGCACGGCCTCCGGCCTCAAGAAGCTGCGGTGCGACGAAACGGCAGCGCAAATCGGCTTCCTCGGCGAGGCGCTGAACGCCGTCAAAGCGAAGACCGAGGCTGCTCGAGCATCCGACGCCGCCAACAAGACCCGCGTCGAAGGCGAGCAATCCGCCATCAGTCAAGAGAGAGGATCATCCTATGAAGCGCGCATTGCCGATGCTCGCGCTCGTGCTGCTGAGCGCGTGCGGCGACCAGCACCCGCAGCCAATCCCGGTCGTGGCGGAACGGCGCCAGTGTCCGGCCTACCCGCTCCCGCCGGCGGAACTACTGAAGGTTCCGGTCAAGACGGACTTTCAGACTCCGACAGGCTGATCGCGACCGAGCAGGCGATCCAGCTCGACGAGCTCATCAAATGGGTGAAGGCGCAGCACGTGATCGACGTAAATGGCCCACAGGCTTCGCCACAGCCTCACTGAGCGCCGAAACGGGGATTTGGCTCGCGTGATAGGTCGCGCGTGCGCGCGCGTCCTGAAGGCGTTTAAACAGGCTTCGCGTCTTCGTCCTCTTGGCGGGCAACGCTATCGCGCGGATACATGCGCTCCAGTTCCTCGCGAGACACAACCCTCACCGGCCACGGCAAATCCTCGATCGCCCGCAGCTCCTTCGGCCATTTCGCCCCCTCATCCGGTAGCATCTTTACTCTCCTTGGTTGCGCGGAGGGCTATCGCCTCCGGCTCGGTGGATTCTTGAGGAAGTGCAGCGCTACCGCAAGGTCGTCAACGTGAATCAGCCGATATTTCTCTGGAACACTGCCAGTTCGGCGCTTCAGGGCGATCGTTAGCCGATCTATGGTTTCAGCACAGGTTGCCGGGGGGCCAGTCTCCATTAGCTATTCCTTTTGCTTCTCGCGGGCCGAATGAGTAAAAACCCAGCTCGCATCAGGGCGACGTTGAGTTCTGCTTCGGAGAAGTCGGGCCTGTCCCTCCGCATCTGCATCGAGACTGCGCGAACGGCTCCCCATCGCGGTACGCGCCGCATCTCATCCCTTGATACGTTACTCATCTAGGCGGACTCCATAGCTTCGATTTCCTCGATCTTGCGCGCTGTTGCGGCAAAGAGCGTAATCAGGTCCGACTGAGCATCTATGCGCGCCTGCGGGGCATCCTGCTGCACAAGCTCCATCCATTTGAAGATCGCTCCGTGCTTGAGGCTTTTGAACATTTTGGAGCCTTGAGCTTCTTCGGCGGTCAGCGCTTCTTCCATCTAGTTGGTGTCCTTTTGTGCGAGGGCGGGACGATTCTTCGGGTGACGCGGGCAATTCCGTCTATGAACGAGCTTCGCGTTGCCGGGTGTAAGCTGCTTCACATAGCCGCCACAGATGCGACAAATTCGCGGGGCGCTCATTCCCCACCTCCGTTCTGGCGATTGTCCTGATGGTTGAGAGCGGCGCGGGCTACAGCCTCTGACAGCCATATATGCTCGGACGCGAAGGCAGTTTTGTGGGTGCCGTAGTCATCGCGCAGCCACGCCGATATGAAGCCCTCGGCATCTTCCTTGCGCGCGAACCGAAGCGCCTCATTGGCATTGCTGGTCCGCCTCGTGCCGACATGATCCGGGCGGATAAGAGCAGCGACCCATGTGGTTGGCTGCGCAGGACCGACACGCTTGCCGCCAGAATAGTGATCGCCTGACGGAGGAAACTCAACCAGCCACGCGACCCCCTGCGCCTCTTCAAGAGCCTTATTCCTGGCGGTGAGGGAGAGGATCGCGGCCTCCTTGCGTCCTTGCCCGCGCGGTTCCGGCACCGGCTCGCCAGCGAAGAACGCTGTGTAGGCATCGCGCAGCCACGCCTGATGCTCCTCGTCTCCGTGCTTGGTCGCCAGCCATAGCCGCTCCACCAGCCCTGCATCATCGCCAGTCGAGATGATTGCGTCGATTGCGGCTTGGGCGAGTTTGCGGCCAAGCTCATCATGGTCCCATCCGCCGCTGAAACCCTGCGCCCGCATTTCATTCCATGCGGCGTCGCTGATCGCTCGCGCTACTCGCTCTACCATCATTTGTTCCTGTGATAGGTTAGGCATGGCTACTTCCTTTGGGCGCATCCTTCGGACCGGGCTCTCGCGCTTCGCGTGGAGCCTGTTTCACGTCTCCACCCTGCCGGGCTTCGATCCCTTGCGCGGTGCAATCCCCGCACCATGACATTGTGACCCAATGCACTGGGTTCTTGCCGCACTTAACGCAAAGCACGGGATCGCTCCGAGATCACATCGTCAATCGAATCGCAAAGTTCGTGCAGCGTCGGCGCGCATTGAGTGTCGCTAGGCGTAAGTCCGTCATAGTCCGGAGCGTAAGCGTAGAAGCAGCGATCAGGCTTGCGGTAACGGTCGATCTCCCAGCCACGATAAATGATGATCTCGCCCATCATGCGGCCTCTCCGAACAGTTGAAGTTGCGCGCCGCCGGTCACGAACAGCACCCATTTGTTGTGCATTCGACCGCGTTTCTGACCGCCCTCGCGCTGTCCGCCAAAGTGGAAGCCCATCGCTTGCCAGAAGCCGTTGCTTTCGAGGTCGTCTGCGCACCACAGCGAGATAGCGACGCAGTTGCGCTCTCGGGCGATGTCGATGAGCCGATTGACAAGCGCTGTGGCTTGGGCGGCTCTGCGCGCGTCAACTTGGATGCAGCACTGATAGACCTTGAGAACCGGCCAGCCATTCCCGAAGGCGAGGTATCCGCACGGTTCGCCGTTCTCATATTGCATGAGGACTTGGCCGCGCTGGGCGTATTCTTCGAGCCTCGGAGCGGGGATGAAGCCGACCGCCTCATAGTTCTTCTCCATGAGGTCGCGCACATAAGGGAGCGGCACGAAATCCATTCACAGCTCTACCATCATTTGTTCCTGTGATAGGTTAGACAGCCACCCTCGGTTCCTTCACGCCGCGATGGGGCTTGAAGGGCATGGTTAGACAGCTCCATGCGTTGAAAACGCTGGCTTTCCGTGACACCGTAGGGGTCACCACCCGCTAGTGTTTTCAGGCACTTGCGCGAGGTTAGCCAAAACGGTTTGACAATGTTCACGCCGCGTTCTCGCGCTTCCACCGCTCGTTTTCCGCTTCTTGCGCGGCCTGCGCGGCGGCTATTTTACCGGCAGCATCCTCGACGCCGATACGGGTCAGCAGCTGTTCTAGCGCCCAGTCGCCGTGGTCGTACCAGCTCGCCGGAATGTAGAGCTTATCATCCCAATTATCGTATTCGCCACCTCGGTAAACGTGGAACTTGCACGACCGGCCATGAACGTAATCCATGCTCGCTGCGATTGCGCCGCGCCCCTCACGACCGATGATCTCATCAACGGCTTCATCTTCTAGGCCTCCCGGCCGATGGTGCAGGATGCCGAGCCCTTGCGGCGACGACAGTTCAAAGGCCAGCTTCACCGCATCGCGCAGCTTGTCGGCGGGAATTTCAATGTAGCATTCTGGATTGATCGGCATTTTACTTTCCTCCATCCCACTCAATGACTGGCGACAGCGCATCGCTGGCGAGCTTCGCCTGGTCAGCGCCCTTCACATAGGTCGCGACCTCGGCGTCGTTCGACCACGTTCCGACGGCCTTTAGCTGCTGCTGCGTCGCGCCGAGATCGGCCGAACGCCGCGCCAGCGCCTTCCTCAAGCCATGCGCCGTGCAATGCGGCAACCCGGCCTCGTCGCACCATTGGCGCATCTTGTTGCCGAGTCCGTCGACGCTGAACGGCTTTCCATAGTCCGTGACCAGGAACGTCTCGATGCCGGTCATCGGCATGGCCTCGATCGCGGCGAGCATCTGCGGCGCGGCCGGCAAGACAAGCTCCTTGTCGGTCTTCGCCTGGATGTAGCGGACAATCCCTCCCTTGATATGCTGGCGGCCGAAGCGCGCGCCGTCGGCTAGGCGCAAGCCTGTCCACAGGAATATCTCGAGCGCGAGCCGCGCCTTCGTGCCGAGCGGGTGACAGCGTCGATAAGCCGCGATCTGTTCCTCGGTCCACGGATGCCGCCCGCCCTTGGGAGCCTTCACGCCTTCAGCGAGCTCGGCAGGGTTGGTCGCGATCATCCCGACCTTCACCGCATAGCGGAACAGCCTCTTCAGCTGCTTGTGGAGATTTCCCGCGGCGACAGGCCCGCCGACTTCGCGCTTTCCCTCGCGGCGCTTCTTCGCCTTGGCGAGCAGGATCGCCTCGATATGGTCGAAGCGGAAGTTGGCGACGAGATCCTGCCCGTAGTCGGCGCGGAAGCTTTCGAGGATACCGCGAACGATTCGCTGCCGCGTCGCTCCCGCCTTCTGGAATGTCGCGCTGCCATAGTAGCGGGCAATCAGCTCGCTCACCGTGCCAGTGGGCGCGCGCGGGGTAGCTGGCTTGTCCGCCTTGGCGTCGGCCAGGTCCGCGCGAAACTCGGGGCTGTTGTAGGGGCCGCGAAGGCTGCGGCTGACCGCGCCTTTCCGGTAGCGGAAGCGCTCTTTGCCGTGGCGGTCATAGAAGGCTGAGACATATTTCGGCAGCTTGCGCTTCATCGGCCGAGCACCCTGTCGAGAGGGTTGGCATCGTTCGCCGGAACGCTGCCGACGGTCAATACGATAATCGATCCGTCCGCATCGATCTTCACGCCAGCGCAGGGCAGCCCCGCAGCTTTCACCGCGTCTATTGCCCGACGAATCTCGGCCTGGGTGAAGCGAGCGGGCTTGGTCACCCCCGCCACGTCCTCGTCGGTCGGTCGATGGTCATGGTGGCCCCACAGCATTTCGGCCAACCGGATCGCAGGCATTCGGCGCTGTCGACGTGCTTAGTCGCGCCACACGCGCGGCACCAAACCTGACCGCGCTTCAGCTGCGGGATAGTCTCGGCCAGCTGCTCAGGGAGCCGCTGCGCTGCGGCCATGCGTTCGAAGAGGGTCTTAGCCGCCAAGCAACTCCCTCCGCAGCCGCGCGATTGTCGGCAGCATGAACTCGCCACGTTCGGCGGCGTAGCGCTTGCGATAAGCGAGCATCTGCGCATCGATCTCGGCGATCTCCCGCTGTGCGCGGTCGCGGTCGCGGATCAGGATGCGGAGGCAATGCTCCGGCGTGTCGAGACGCGCTTCTGCCGGCGCGGGGACAGAGCGAAGGCGCGCGGGGCGGGTCATGCGTCGGGACTCCCGACCTCAGCCCCTGACGCGACCTCAATTCGCAGCACCGTTTTTCCCACAACCACAGCACCTTCGCGGACGGTTTTGAGCGCCGCGCCCAACACCCATGTCTCGTCGTCGCCTGTGGTCCATGCCCAATGCAAAAAGGTATCGCTCTCGTCCGGGAACTTCACTGCCAACACGGCGATGCAAAGCACGTCGGTAGCCGCGACCGGGTCGGGTTCATTGTTAAAGCGCGGTGCCGGTGACGGCGCTGACCATGGCCACTTCATGCCCCTGCCTCGTTGTTCTCTTTCGCCGCCATCACGATCACGAAACTGCCGTCGTCATCCTGCGAGACTGTTTCGACACGAAGATCGGCCAACGGGGAGTCATCGCCACAAAGCTCTTCGCTCAACAGACCGGCCATGTAGTCCTCGTCGACGATGAGCGTCTGCTTGTTGGGAGCCTTCACTTCACCGTTTCCTTCTCCCGCTCGGCCTCGATCGCCTTGCGCCGCTTGTCCGCCGCGATCTCGATGGACGCGCCGATCTCCGGCGGCATGGCTTCAATGTCCGCCTGATGCCGATTGACGAGCGCGGTCACGTCCAGCGTCGAGATGCAGGCCTCGATCTCGGCGATGATCTCCCCCGCCTTCGCCTGGCCCGGATGGTCGTCCAGCCCTAGCTCGGTCGCGAGAGTGCGGTCGTTGACGGCGGGATTCTCTTCGATCTCGGCCTCAAGCTCTTCGGCCTGCTCCGTGATGACCTCCGGCTCGACCGGCGGGTCAGGCTCGTCGCCGGCGATCTGATGCTCGATCATGTCGAGGCGGGAGCGGGGCGGGTCATGCTGCGGTTCGGCGTGAACCTCGCGCTCGGCGCTGACGTGCGTCATCGTCTCGTCGCGCTCGAACACAGCTTGAATATCGGTCGCCATCGGCAAACGCTTCGAATGGTGCTTGATGACGGTCTTGATCGCGCCCTCGTCGTAGAACTTCGTCCACATGAGGCTGTCCTTGGCCGTCGCCTGCTCGCGCGCCTTCTCGATCCGCCAGCGCGGGAGGTAGTCGCGGCTCTTCGTCCCGTCCTTGAAGGTGACGATAGAATAGGCGCCGACGACAGGGCCGGGATCGCCGTCCTCATAGGGCTTGTGATAGATGCGCTGGTCATCGCCGAGCAGCCGCTCGAACGTGTCCTTCTCGAACACGGCGGCGACTTCCCAATTGCCGATCTCGCCTGATCTGCGAACCTTGGTCATGATGCCCTCGACCATCGGCTGCCACATGGCCTTGCCTTTGTAGGGAACAACCACGCCTTCGCGACCGTCCGGAAGCAGCCCGTCCTGGGCGGCTTTGGTAAACGCGCCGAACAGGGAATTGCGGTCGACGCGCTGCGGATCGAGCAAGGTCGGATTCTGCTGCACCGCCGTCAGCGCAACGCGGATGAACTTGTCCTCCGAGATGTGGCTCGGCAGTGCCATCCGCAGCTGCTCGCGGAAGGCAGGCTGCGTCATCGTCTGGCGGAAAACCGCAATCGGGCTGGCCGTGCGCTCTGCAAGTTGGGTCGCCATGTTAAGCGTTCTCCTGTGGTGTGACGTTCTTGAGCGGGCCGGTCACTTCGCCAGTCTCAAGCCAGTGCATGAAAGCTGCCATGCCTTCGGCGGTGATGAGGCGCGCCCCGTTGTCGAGATTGACGACTTCGATCTCCAAATGGCCGATCCGCATCGTGCCGCGACCGATCTCTTTCGGAAGTTCGCTCACGAAACCTCCTTGACGGTGAGGCGTCGGTAAGCCTTCCGGCCCTTGATGATTTCGCCCGGCTCGGCGGGACGGTCGGGGACTGCGGCGACCGTCGTCGCGCGCACGGTGAAGCCGTTGAGCGTCGCGAAAGACGCGCTGCCGAGCTTGTCCAGCAACTCGGCCTTGGCCGCGTCCTCGCGCTTCTCCGCTTCAAGCCGGGCCTCCTTCGCGAAGAGGAACGCCGCCGCCGCCTCGTGCGCGAGGTTGTCGGCGCTGAGGTCGATCGTCTCGTCGCCGCCGTCGCGGTGAAGATCCGCAATCGTGTCGAGGTCGCGGGTATAATCGGCCGGCGGCGGGTCGTTCGCTTCGATGCTCTGCCAGAAGGCTTCGACGCGGCGCTCGATCTCGGCGTAAATCTTCGGCCGGAAGTCGTAGCAAAAGCGCTCCAAGCGGTTGCCGCCGACGAGGACGATGACGTCGCACCATTTGCGCCCGGCCAAGCCAGCATAGGCCATCGCCTGAAGGAGGTAATGTTCCGGAGGCTCTGTCCCCCACTGTTTGAAGACCAGCCAGTCCGCAGTCTTGATCTCGATGATGCCAGGGCCGCGTTCGTCGCTGGCAAGCTGGTCGGGATGCCCGCCGAGTCCTCGCCCGTTGGACAAGCGCCGAGGCGTTTCTCCCAGCTGGTAGCCGTAGCGGTCGGCAGCGGCCGCGATGATCGCCGGCTCGAGCCTCAAGCCCCATTCTACTCGCTCGCTGTCCGACAGGTCGGGCATGGCGATGTTGCCCTTGCGCCTGTGCCAGAGCTCAAAGCGCGTCACATAAGGCGAGCAATCGAACAGCGCCGCGCATTCCGATGCGCCGACGTGCGCCTGGCGGAACTCGTGGTCGGGATCGCCGAGGATGGTGGCGGGCGCGTTCATGCTCGCTCCACGCTCGCGTCAGGGATCATCGCTATCGAGGCGGCCAGACCGTTCATCATGTCCCAACGGACAGCTGCCTTGATGATCTCGCGCTCGTCGGTTTCGGCGGGTAGCAAGTCCGCGAGCCGCGCCTTCGCGTTGCGGAACGCGGCCCTGTCGGTCGCGCTATCGGGGTCGGCGCTCATCAGGGCGCGGGCGGCGTCCAATGCCGCGTCCCACTGCGGCTTCGTAAGCTCAGGCAGGCGCATGGCGCGCGGGTGATGCGAGGCCACAGCTATGCCCTCCGCTTCATCTCAATCGTGAATCGCAGCTCGTCCTCGACCTTCGCTTGCAGCTCCCGCTCAGCCTTCGCCTCGGCGATGATCCTGGCGAACCGTTCACCGAGCTTGCGCCGCGATTCGGATAGCCGCGCCGTGCCGGAGTTGGGGTCGAGCGTCTGGCCGGGTTCGCGGATGTCGTGGAAGGGAGCGCTCACAGCACGTCTCCCTCGTCGCGGCATTCGCCACGCGCCTTTGCGAGGGCGCGCCGCGCCGCGCTTTCACGCGCGTGATCTTCGCCGTCGATATCCTCTGCTGCTGCGTCTGCGATGCCCGCGTGCTTCAGCAACTCGGCCAGCGCTTCATAAAGCTCCGGCGCTGCTGCGATCAGGCGGGCGTTGGGGCCGCGCTCTTCAGGCGTAGGACGCCGCCCGTTTGAGTATTGGTGAGCCTCCGCAACGTGCCCGGTGCCATCAATCGGCCCGATGAACGTCGAGTATTGCCCTTCGGAGCGAACTTCCCACGGCCCCGGCGTGAATGCGGACCCGCTCATCGCGCGAACTCCCACGCCATGTAGCAGCCGAGCAGCGTCGCCAAGATCAGGCTCGCGACGGCGAAACGCTCCTGATTGCGACGCGCGAAAGCCACCAGCCGCTCACCGAAGGGCGGGCGGTAGGCGCTCGCGACCTCGTTCAGGTCCGGCTGGCCGAAGATGCGGCGAATGCGGGCTGCGTCCAGTGGCGGGACGTTGGTGGGAGCGACGGCCGGCGTTGGCACGGCGCCGACCGTCGCGTTGACGCCGCGGTGGAGTCGGGCTGCGGCGTGGGGATTGCGTTCCTTGGTCATGGGAACGCTTGTCACATATTGTGATTATGGGGTCAAGCGATTATTTTCACAAAATGTGATTAAGGTGTCAGCGCCCCCATGTGATCGGCGATCCGGTAGAGCAAATAGGCGATGATGATGAGGCACGCCGGCGACAGCAGCTCCAAGAAACATCCGAGCTTCACGATCTCTTCGTCGCTCAATCGTTCGTCCCGGTCCGGAGCAGCGCCTTGGCGATTTCCGATAGTTGCCGCTTCTGCCGCAGGTCGCCGTGCGCCCATATGTCGAGAACGTCGGCGTCGAGCTCGCGCGGGTCATGCTCAAGCAGCATCCCTGGCGTCGTGCCGAGCGCCGGCGCGAGCCGACGCAGCCACTTGGCCGACAGGCCGCGCTCGCCGGTCTCGAGATATTGGACCATGTTGGCGTTGGTGCCGATCTTTTCGGCCAGCTGCTCCTGCGTCAGTTCGCGATAGAGGCGCCATGCCCGCAGGTAATTGGGGCCGCCGTTCTTGTCCGCCGAGTCCATGAGCGGATTGTCGCATTCTGTGACCACGTTCGCCCCCCACAGGCTGTGAAAATCAGGGCTTGCGCGACAAGTCACAATATGTGACAAGCCGTGCATGAACACCCCAACCCCGAAGGAGCTGAGTGAGGCAGTCGGGATAAGCCCGTCTTACGCAAGCATGATCCTAAGCGAGAGCGGCGATCCAGTTACCAGCCGGGTGCCGCCGCGCTCTCTAGCGATCCTGATTTACCGCAAGACGGATTGGAAACATCCGAGCATCGCCGAGCTCAGCGAAGACCAGATGCGCGTGTTTGAGGAAGTCGATCCTTGGACACCGCGACGGGCCGCGGCCTAATGCGCGGCGTCCGTCCGTTCCGGGAAAGGAATGATGTCGGCGCCGGCCGCCGTTCGGTAGTCGCGATAACAGCGCGCCGCCCGGGCGATGCACTCGGCGACGATGCGCGCCTCCGCGATCCGCACGATTCCGGTATTCGGATCGGTGATCTTGAACAGGTTGCCCCGCATCCACTCAAATTCGATCGGCTCTTCCATGAAGACGACCGCGGATGGGGACGAGGGACCATCGGCCACCGCGCGCCTCCGACACTCAGAACAGCCGAGCAACCTCTTCGTGCCCTAACCCATGTTAGCGGTTCATTAATCGCCTCACCGAAACTCGCGCCGTCACCCTGTTCGGCTGCGACAGGGCGCCGGAGGCTAGCCAAAGTCTCCGGCGTCCGCCCTTTCGAACCGCCTGGCCGGTAGCGCCGATGGGGGGAGAGATCATCAGGACATTGGCGGCGATCGTCGTATGGACGCTGATCGGCGGCGTCCTCATGGGGACGGCCTATGTCTTCATCCTGCTTGCGGCGAAGTTCCGCAGCGAACCGCCGCGCGAGCGTGTGCCGCTCGGCGACATTCCGAATTTGCCGGAAGGTATGCGGCGGACGGCCGGAAAGCCGGGGGGAGGGGGCGAGGCCGCCCGCGCGCATAACGCACATTCGCACTGTCATTCGCACCATGACCGGAAGGCGAGATAATGGCCAGCCGAGCGAACACATACCCCCGAACGGAAGAAACCTTTCCCGGCTCGCTGTTCGGGCGCCCGTCGCGGCGGTCCTACCGAGCGGCGGTCAAGCAGATCGTCCTCAACGTGAAGGCTCGCTACGGCCTCTCGAGCGAAGACCTGGCCGAGCGGATCGGGGTCAGCAAGGACACGGTCGACAACGCCGAGAATGAAATCTCGAGCCTCGAAGCCGTCACCCTCTTCAGCATTGCCTATTGCTTCGGCGAGGAAGCGATCGAGCCTGTGCGGGCGCTATACGTCTGCGCGCCGGCCGAGCAGCCGACCATCGCCGACCGCTGCCAGCGCATCCGCGGTGAGCTCGCCGCCCTAGAAAAAGAGATCGGCTAGATGGAGCGCGGGGTCACACGCTGGAACGACCGCGAGGCGCGTTGGGCGCGGGCTTACCGTGAGCGGAACTACCGCAGCACGTCGCCGCACAGGAACACGGCCTCAATCCCCGTCGACGTTCCCGACGATATCACCGTGCTCACCCGCGATCCGTCGCCTTGCTTCAAATGCGGCGAGAAGGACGGCTGTCGGCACAGACCGTGGATGCTCGAAAATGTCTAGGGCTGCCACATCGCGCCTCAAGGTCAATCCGCCGCTAGGCTCACCGCCGACGCTCGAATGGCGCGCGGTAGGCGAGTTGCTGATCGACCCGAGCTATCAGCGCGAGATCAGCACTGGCCCCAGTCAGACGCTCATTCGGCGCATCGCGATGTTTTGGGATTGGGGCCTTTGTCAGCCCTTGGCAGTGTCGCGCCGGCCGGACGGCAGGCTGACGATTGTCGACGGTCAGCACCGGGCATCGGCGGCCAAGCTTCGCGGCGACATTCCTCATCTTCCGTGCGTCATCACCAGCTACGCCAGCGCGGGCGATGAGGCGGCTGCGTTCGTGGCACTCAATCAGATGCGCCGGCCGCTGAACGCGCTCGACCTTTTCAAGGCG